TTCTGGACGTTTTTAAAAATAAAACTGAGAGCGCGGTCTTTACCGGCCAGGTGTCAGAGTTTTACCCTCCCCCCTGCCCTCGCTCCTATCAAACGAGAATGATTATCATTTTTCGATAATCTGCAGGTTTTCGCGGGCCAGGCTGGCGGGTTCCAGCCGTTTGCCAACACCGAGAGGGATGGTCAGAGTGATCACTGGCAGCGTCTTGCCCGCCTCATGATGGAGGCTCATAGCGGTGACTGACTTGAAGCAGATGCCATCAATGCTCAGTTCAACTAAATCACCTTCCCGGTATTCAATCTTCAGATCTTGCATCACATGCTCCTGTTACCAGATCACTCGGCCCTCTTCATCAAACTCGGTCACCGTCCCGCCGTTCTCCATGCGCTGCTTGACGGAGTCGTGGCAGCGTTTGCATAAACTTTGTAAATTTTCCGGATCGTGAAAGAGGGTCTCATCGCCTTTATGCGGCTTAACATGGTCCACCACAGCTGCTGACACCACCTGATTACGCTTCAGGTGAAACTCGCACAAGGGCTGCTTCTGCAGCTGGTGATAACGCAGGCGGTACCATCGCTTGGTGTTGTAGAGATTGTGCCAGGGAGAATTGGAGGCCATACAAAATCAGCTTCGTTCAATGATCGGCATCAGTAATGCCAGGTGGCGAGCCAGGGCTAAAGTCTGCCCAGTCTCTGCTGCGGCTCTCGTTAGTTCTGTCGCCTTTTTGCTCGCCTCGATTCGGCTACATCCTACGTAGTCTTCACGGGTCGGGACTTCTTTGATCCGTCGATACAGCAGGCCGCCGGGCTTCAGTGCGTTGCGCATGGCCTCGGTCACAGCCTGATTAATATTCAGCTGCATGGTGACCTGCGCAGAAGCCTGAGCGTCCTGCGATGTCAGCAGCGCCTTAAACAGATCGCTCTCACGTACAGCATCAATAACAGCTTCGCGCATATCGTCAGAGAGGCGGGTCTTTACATTATGTTCATTGATAAGCGTTGGGCCAGTAACGGCGAACCGATCCGCTTTAAATTCAACCTGCTTCTTACCATCTTCAACAGCAGCACCCATACCAGCAGCGTAACGGTGGCCGTTCTCGTCGGTGTTTACCTTCGTTGACCAGTTGGCTGTCGCGTCCACCAGCCTTTGTTCTTCTAGCGGGTTGATACGTCCAATACGTGCACTAACTGAGCCATCCTCACGATAAGCCGTGAACTCACCGGCTGAGATATTCACCCATCCGCCTGTCTTAGTGCGCTTGTCCTTCACGCTCAGCAGGCCAGGAAAATATTCAGGGTAACCGGTAACTTTAATGCGGCGGCCTTTGAGGTTGTACTCAGCAGAGCCAGCAGGGCTTTTGATGATCATGCCGTTGTCGGTCAGAACGACACGCATGCCAAGCATCGCCTGCTGCGGCGATAAGTATTTCATTCGGGTTTCCTTTTAGATGTGAGCCTGTCGCACAGGACAGCCGCCCGAGAGAAGCGGATCCCCAGGCTCACGGCTGAAAGACTCTCTTTGGTGCGCGTGCGAGGCGCATAAAAAAAGCCATCAGCGGATGCCAGTGGCTTGCTAATTAAGCATTGAAGAAAGGTTTTCTCACCCAAATGTTTAAGCGCCTTTCGGAAGTGCGAAACCTCGTACAGACCGTTTCACCTTACGAAAAGCATAACTGAACAATAAGTGAGCAAATAAAAGTCAGGAGGGATACAATGATTACCCACACATTTATAGAGTAAATTTATGACTATTTTCGATGACCTAAAAATGTACATGGATAAGCCAGTTAAAGTTAACTGTCCACACTGCTCTTACGCAATGGAACAAAAAAGTAGCAAAATCCGTAAGAACATTACCTGTATATGCCCGAAATGTGGGCACTTCTTTCTCCCCGAGGAACGGTAAGTCCCCTGAAAACCTTCTTGTGAGATTTTACCCCCCTCATTTAGCTATAAGTTGTTGGTAGCTTGTACCTTCCTGTCCAAAAGTTTGGAGTAGCATACCGTGTCGTACACCAGCGGACTTAGAAAGCTCAAAGAGCGCCCCGTACATGTCACCTGTCCCAGGTGCTCTCAGATCGCAGACCAGAAAGCAGGAAAAATGCGTAAAGATTTATCTCTTGAATGCCCGTATTGCGGTCTGGATTTCTTACCATCTGAATGTAAATGCATTGGAGGATAAGCCGCTCTTCCTTCAAACAAACTTTTAGTAACCAGAACACTTTGAGATAGAAGGCAATCATGAAAAATACTACAGACGTAATGCTCACATGTGGCATTATTGAGAGCCGTTTTCAGGGAGAATCTTCACATCCGATTTGCATTCATCGGGTCGCTTTTAATAACGGTAAATTCGCATTAATTCGCAGTGTGAGTAATATTTGCTTTGCAAATGGCTCAGTTCTTAAGCGCAGCAGTCAGGGCTGGTTTTCGGAGAGCAAACCAGAAAAGTTGCTGCCTTTTGAGTACATCAGTGAACAAGAGTCGATAAGAAGATTCAGAGAAGGTTAATTATATATATGTTTCTAATGTCATTTGTTACCTTCTCAAAGAAACGTTATTTAAATTTACTCTCGATACAGGCATATATTCAGCAATAAAAAACCGCCCGCAGGCGGTCAGTCTTCTTTCATAATAGCAGGCCTGATATTGCAGCTCCGCAGCTGGTAATCGCTATGCTCGGCCCTGAGCTCAATATCGATTTCATCAAAGAACCGGTCATAGAGCTGGTGGGCTGGCTCGTTCTGCAGCGCCTGAATGAAGTGAGTGCCATGCCCGAGAGATATAGTCTTTGTTGAGAACCGGAACTCTACCTGCCAGACGACCACCTTGTTAGGATCTACAGGCTGTTTCATATCCCCTCCGCTCCAATATTTGCAGTCAGGATAGGCCACTAAAGGGACAATGAATACGATACCGACGTCAGTTTTTGAGCCCTGACACACTTTACTTGTACGGCTTAAAAGGCTTTCCAGCTAACTCTCACAGCAAAAATCCCTAAAATCAGCACACTTAGTATCGTAACGATTGTGCACTTGCACTCCCTCAGAAGCATTATGGGTTTCCTGTTTCTGAGGGCTTTTTTTATTTTACTGCATTATACCAGGCCTGCCAGCGGTACTTATCCAGTCGCAGCTGGCGGAGGCATTCCGCCGTCTCAGTATCCGCCTGCAGGTCTGCGTCGCTGTCTGCGCCAGCATCACTTGCCCTGCATGGGGGCTGCATCAAATCCGCTGATGGAGTTGGCAGCGTCGATAGCGCGCTGCCGCAGCCGGACAGACTCATCATCAAAATCACAAACGGTACGATTCGGATTCTGGACATATTTCACCACGTCGCGGGTTATGGTTCGGTAGATGGTCCTGCCTTCGTCGCGGGCCTGCGCGGCCTTCTGCTCAACCGGCTGAATTGCCTTCTCAGCTTTGGCTTTCTTATCGGCAGCCAGGGCGTTGATGTGGTCGGCGTGTGCATACCAGCCATTCCGGTACCGTAGCTCGCCATAACCAATACCAAACAGCATGACCACGAGAGCGATCAGCAGGATCGTTCGTATGCTAAAGGTCATTCTTTCCCTCCGCCAGGCACAAGCTACGCTCCATTTCGCGCCGGTTCTGGAGGCCTTTCCACTTCATGCCACCAGCGTAAACCCAGCGGCGCATCTCTTCGCACGCTCCGGCATGGTCGCCTTTGTTCAGCTTGCGCAGCAGCGTTGATTTCGAGAACGCGTCAGAGCCAACGTTAAAGACGAAGCTGTAGAGCGCGGCGCGCTGATACTCGTTCAGCGGCGCTTTGACCAGACTATCAACCGTCTTCTTGGCTGGCTGTAAGTCTTTCCATAGCAGGTTGTCACACTCGCGATCGGTGTAGGTCTTCCCTTTCACGATATCCCGGCCTGTATGGCCATCGCAGACGGTCCATACTCCGGCTACGTCTTTATAGGCTTCGTACTTCCGCCCCTCTACGCCGTCTTTGCCGCCGAGGAATACTGTGGCGATCGCCAGCGCACCAGCACCAGCTACACCGATGAGTTTTTTGCGCAGGCTGCTGGTCATTGGCATTTAATCATCTCCGACTTTGACTGCGGGGCCGTACTTCTCCAGCGCTTTGACCTGGGCGTTCGTCACCTTGCGCTTGAAGTACCAGTTAACCAGCCCGGTGATGATGATCCCGGCAATACCCGCCAGCACACCGATCGCGCTCCACTCATCAGGGCTGAACTTTGTCAGGATCCCGTTAACGATTGTGCCGCCAGAAGTGCCCAGGGCGACGCCGGTTACAAGTTTGCTCATATGGGTCATTCTCTCACCTCCGATAGGGTCGGGGTGCTGTGTTGTAGTTGAAGTCATGGCCACCAGCTGGCGGCTAAAATGCACTCTGTAAAAGACGCCCGTCGGACGCCTTTAGAAGAGTGTTATTTCGTTTTCTTTAGCAGCGGCCAGAGCAGAGCTACAACGCCAGCCACCAGCACGCCGTCGGCCAGGATCGACATCAACTTGCTGGTAAAGTCGATGGCGATCACCAGAAACAGCAATACACCAGCAGCAGCCCAGCGAAGCCGGGCCATTACAGGTGGTTTTCCAGACGCAGGCCGAGGGCGCTGGCGATCTCTTCCAGTACCTTGCGCTCTTCCGGCTCTACTTCGCCGTCAGCTTCCGCAATGGCTACTGCCACGTCGAGAACGTCTTCCGCCTCGCGCGTGTCGTGCTTAACGTCTTCAATCTCACGCAGCGCCGCGCGGCGGCCAATCTTGAAGTTAGTGTCCAGCTGACCGACAATCGTCGCGCTGATGGCGTTGATTTCAGAGGTGAACGCCGCCAGCGATGGCTGGTTACGCAGCACCTGTTCGATCTTCGCTTTCTCTGACGCTTCGCATTCGCCGTCGGCGTATGCCACCAGGTAAGCAGCGTTTACCACCGCCTGAGCCAGATCACGCTTTTCGAACTTCTTGATGTCGCTTACTGCCTTACGTGCTTTTTTACCGAAACCGAACATAGTGACTTTCCTTTTAGGGGGTGAGCCAGCGCTCAGGATGGTCAGCCCACAGAGACGGTCACACCGACCATCACTCTGGCTCACCTCTGAAAGGCTCTGTGGTTGAAGTGCGCCGAGCGTGGCGCGAAGAATTGCAGGCATAAAAAAACCCGCTCGGAAGCGGGTTTAGTAACGCTGGATATACAATGCCCATCGTTGGAAAAATCCTAACCAACTTTTCCGAATTTTGCAAGCATTGTGTTGCTATAATTCATAAAAATGCTTCTATCTTGTGACTTTGCGCAAAAGCTTCTCTGCATAAGCTTCTTCCTGCCAGCACTTCGTTACCAGCTTATCAATGACCTCGGCATAGCCGCTGTACCACTGGTGCTTAGTCAGATCAGGCACCAGCTGCTCTACAACCGCACGGGCAAGGCTGGTGGGCACGCGGCTGAACCGGTGACCATTACAGCGACCGCAGACCTTCTGCACGGGAACGCCCAGCAGACTGGTGCGCTTCTCATCAAGCACGGTACCTTTACCTTTACAGCCACGGCAGGCGGTGCTTACCTCCCCTTTCCCGTTGCAGTGTTCGCATAGCTCCTCTACCACCTCTTGTTTAACCCTGGCTTCAACGCCTCGCAAGCCGGGATGCTTCACAACGTCCTGAAGTGAGCGACGAACACCCTCTCCGACACAGTGCTCGCACACAGCTTTGCTGGCAGCCGAACGGGAATAGTCGGCGTATGCGAACCTGACCAGGCAACCGATGATCTCAAGCCGCGATTTCTCGCTGAGCTTATTCAGCACCGGATTTTTCAGCGCCAGCGCGTAGTTAAGCAGTCCATCAATAGCAGGCTGCGGATCCTGAATCCCCATCTTTGCCAGGAAGAGATTAAAACCGAGCGAAGCCTGAGCCTGAACAAAGCCCTGAGCGGCCATGACGTCGGTTATCGTCAGCGCGTCGCCGCCGGTGGCTGGTGTCTCGTCGTTCAGCTTCGGTGATTTCGGCGAATAAAATTTCGGTAGTGATTCGAGGTTCATGCTGTGTCTCCACTCCACTTAAGCCAGTACGCCGATCGCCAGCGCGCGGTCTAAAAAACGAAAGATAAGCTCTAGCTGCGAGCCATATTTTTTCTCAAATGCCACGGTGTCCGCATGAAGCTCGTCGTGATGCCTTCTGCACAAAGGCAAAACAAATAGATCATGGGATTTGGTACCCATTCCGCCCTGGCCGTGGCCTATCAGGTGGTGGGGGTCGTCAGCCTGCTGGCCGCAGCATGCACACGGCTGCGCCTTGACCCAGCGGGTGTACTTCTCACACTCCCAGCGCGTCCGCTTCGGACGCAGCATGAAAGACTGCGGTGATTCAGGATCCACCTTGAGCGCCAGCACCTGCGTTGCCTGCTGCTGTACGATCTCCGTTGCGGCGGGCATGTGACGAAGCTCGCTTTCCCGGTAAATCGATTTGATAGGCTCATCCGGTAGACGAAGAGCATGGCGCGCCAGATTCTCGGGGATAGCCTCGGCGAGGCCGTTACGCGTCAGCCACCAGCACACCTCCGGGATCGTCAGCTGGTGGTCAGCACCAAACTGGAGATCACCCTGGATAAACCAAAGCAACCACTCGGCAAGGTTCGCCCGCGCCATACCGCCGAGCGTTTTGTTGTGCTGCCCATCTAGCAGGTGATCACAGTGCCAGCACAGGCGGATTGATCCCGGTTCGTGGCGAAGCAATGTCATGTTGGGATCGTGCCACTCCTCGTGTGGCCACTGGCAGCCCTTAGCTTTCATTAGCCAGCCTTCCAGCGCCTGAATGCCACCAGCGCGGCGGATCACCCGCTCGTTTTCGAATACCGGTACCAGTAGCGGATCCTCTGCCAGCGGCTGCGCGGCGGGCGGGATTTCTCCGGTCGGCAGGCTGGCCAGTCGCTCCGGCTCGTTCTCCAGCAGAATGCGGCCCTGGCTGAACATCGACATCAACCTCTCTCCGGGGCGGAACATCACCACGCCCAGCTCGCGAACCACCACAGGGTTTAACAATGCTCTCACGAATCACCTCAGTGGACGGTATCGAGCAGGCGGAGCAGCTCGGGGAATTTCGACTCGAAGAAATGCGGCTGGGTCTCGCGTGGGTTCGCCGGGCTGGTGATGTTCTTCCCGTACATGCAGCCCTTGGCGGTCATCGACCAGAAGCGCTTCACGCCGTTTGCACCTGACCGGCTGCGGCGCTCCTTTTGCTCGACGATCCCTAGCTTAGCCAGCTGCTGGTATGCCAGCGCAGCCGTCATGCGGATGCCATTGGCTTTAAGCAGAGCGCTCAGGGATTGCGTGGGGCGGCTGGAGCCATCCGGTGCGCCAGCGGGCGCGTCAATGGCGTAGTGAGGGGCAAGGTTCGGCAGGCCAACGGCTTCCTGCAGCTTCTGGCACGCGCCCAGTACGGAGGAATTTGAGAGGTTAAGGGATCGCTGCATAAAATCGAGCAGGATAACGCCCGCCTGCATTTTATCAGCCGCCAGACTATTAGAAGGCGATGGCTGATTTACCGCCGCATCAAACGTCCGGATCACCCTCAGGCTGAACTGTGGGCTGATCCACATGGCGTAGGAATAGACCAGCTCTTTGCAGACGTAACTGCCCTGCTCTTTACCGCCCCGAATAACGCTTACGGGTTCCGGTGCTTCCGAGTTGCTAATTTGCAACTCGCTTATTAATTGCTCGGTTTGCTCGTTACGGAGCCAGAACGCTGGCTTGTGCTTATCCTGAGCACCAGCAGCACGATGAAGATCGTTAAGGCAGTAACGACCAAAAATATCACGGCGTACGGAAACGCCGTCAATCACGAGTAATTGACTCATAGGTTTCTCCACTGTTTTTGTTACGAACGGGACTGCACTCCCGCTTCGTTTGCACATATTGACCTTACTGCTGATTTGCATAACTTTCAACCTTGCCTGTATGGATATCCACCAGTGGGGTGATCGTTATTTCGACCTTACCTTTCGGCACCACCGGCCCCCACTCCACCAGCATCCGTTTAACCTGGCTGTCGTCCTCCCAAACGCCAGCATGCGTAAGCGCGTCAAACAAGGCTTTGTTGTAGTTGTCGATATCCCGGCGGCGGGCGTCCGGCGGGAACAGGGTGATCTCTACCGCTGCTGCAGCACTGGTCGGCTTCGGCAGGCAGCGCAGCTGTTCGACGATCGCAGCACAGGCGTCGCTCTGATAAGCGCGGCCCTTGGCGCTGATCAGGTGGCGGCCTGCCAGCGGCCCCTTGTTCGGGGCGCGCCAGTAGGTGTTAACGCTCGGCGGGAACGGCAGCACCAGTTTCATTCGTCCTCCAGCACCAGGTGCATTTCGAATGGGTGATTAGCGCCGCAATAGCAGAGCGATCCGAAATGGCTCATAACCGACCAAAGCTGCATAGTCACCATGCCGTTTACGTCAGCAGCAGGTGGAGTGAACGCCAGAGAAATGCCTGGATGGTCAGAAATCATTTCGTCATGCTGGCGCTTCAGCTCAGCGATCGCGTCGTCTGTAAGTTTCAGCTTTACGGTGCTGTTCAGGTTTAACTGAATCATCTGCTTCTTTGGCTGGTGGTTAATGGTTATGCCGCGGTGCGCGCCTGGTGCGATTGTGATAACCCCTTTGCGCTGGAGCGCCTTAAGCATCAGGTGTGCTGCGGTCGGCGATGCGATCCCCATCATTCGGGCCAGCTCGGCATTGCTGGGCGCGTAGCCCCGCTCTTTGTAGAATCTCACCAGCAGATCGAAAACCTCCTGCTGGCGCACGGTTAACTGTTTCATGCTGCCTCTCCATTTTGCGACGCGATCAGCGTCTCAGCCACGGCTATGTCACCCCACTGAACGGTAACCGCTGTCGGATTCGAAACACTGTCAGCTGCCCAGACGTGAGCGAACTTGGACTCTTTGAATGTGTACTCTTCCTTGTCGCCGAACGCCGCGCGCACGCAGGCCCATACTTCAACACCGCTTACCGAGAGAATTTCCTCCTGCCGAAGCGGTAAAGCCTCTTCCGACTTTTGTGTAGTCGGTTCCGGTTCTGCCGGCGCCACTACCTGCACCTGTTCGACTGCCGGAATAGTTTCCGGAATATTTTGTTGCTGAACTTGGGGTAATAGGCGCTTCGCCTCCCGGCGGATCTGCGCCAGGAACGCATCGCCGCGCGCTTCCAGCTCGTTCCGGCTGATATAGCTCATCGCTGGACCACGCCATGTCTTATCAAACACGACCACAGCGCCAGCGAAGAATGCGCCGGTAGGTACCTGTTTTTCGTCTTTCGGGATGAACCAGTGCGGCAGATCGAAACCGATACGCCCGCGGATAAAGGCAACATGATCCGCATCTTCCGGCCACCACACTTCGCTGGTGGCTGCCTTAATCAGGAACACATAACGCCCGCCCTTTTCCCGCATGGCGCTGGAGTGCTGCATGATGTAGCGCATCCCCGTAATGTATTCGCCGTCGTGCTGCGATGCCCGGCTATAAGGCGGGTTGCCGTAAGCTGCGCCACACAATTCCGCCAGACGTTCGGACCAGTCCTGCGTCAGAGCGTTATCCTCTGCGGTGTAGTACGCCTCGCACTTGCTGTTCTCGCCGTCAGTGAACAGATCCAGCACCAGCGGCCCGAACATAGCGTTTATGCCCCAGAAAATGTTGTCTGGCGTGCGCCACTGATCGCCAACCTCTTTTAGCTCATGCGCCGGACGAGTGCGCATCTCGGCCAGTGTCTGGCAATATGGATTAAGCATCGTTTCCTCCTACGTAGCGGCCAGCAACGCAACTTTCGTCACCATAGCCTGTTGTCATGCCACCCAGGCAACGCAGACGATGACTGCGGTAGCGTTCACGATCGTTAGAGGATTTGGCAGCGTCGTAGGCAGTGAGCCATGCATCTGCAGCGCGGCGCCACAGGCATTTGCTCTCCAGTTCAGCGGCCTTCTGCTCCAGTGCTGTCAGCCTGCTGTCACAGGCAGCCTGCGAATCAACGAAATAACGAAACCCGTCACCACTATCGAATCGCTGGATCTCCCCGCAGAGCCAGAGGCTATCAATCGCGCCATACACGGTGCGGCGATTAACGCCCGGCAGCGCTGCGGCAATCTGTGACGGCAACTGGCTTGGGTTAGTTTTGATATGCTTAAATACTTGCTCGATAGCTGTCATCCGCGTGTCCCCGCACCTCTAAAACCTGGAGGAATAACATCGTCTGGAACGCAGATCGCGTTGACATCTCGCTCGTGTTTGGAATCCCAGTTTTTGCGTGCTGGTCGGCCTTTGGCATTCCAGAGAGTGGCGCTCTGCAGGTAGCCTGGAAATTTGCTCGGCTGAAACAGCGTGGTAGGACGCAGGTACTTTGCCATCTTCAGGTCGCCGCCCCACTCCACTGCGCTGTAGTCAACCACCAGCACTAACTCATCCGGAGTGAACCCCTCACCCAGGCGGGCACGGATATTTTCCATTGAGGATTTGCAGGCCTGATACCGGGAGCCGGTGGTCTGGTTCAGGTGGGTTAACACCTGCTTGGCCTGGTCAGCGAGCAAAGCCTCAGAGTCGGGTTGCTCGGCAACCTGACAAGAAGGGTTTTTTATCTGTTTGTGGTGATCTGTGTAATGATCTGTATAAAGAATAGGTTCCGCGACTTCGCGGATAGGGTTCCGTGATTCTGCGGTTTCCGTTCCGTGACTTTGCGAAATAGGTTCCGCGACTTCGCGATTCCCGTTCCGCGATTCTGCGGAACCCAGCACTGACGGGAACAGACGGGCAATAAGAGCATCGCCATTAATGCGATAGTGCGTCTTTTTAGTGCCGTTTACCTGCTTCTGATCTTTCTCAACCACACCCGGCAGCCAGCGAGTGCAGATCTTGGTTACAAGACGATGCACCTGGTCTTCGCTGACCCCCCTGATCTCTTTGGCCAGCTCTGCGTGTTCTTTGTAAAACCAGCCGTCATTCAGCGATGATTTACCCGACCAGAACACCAGCTGGTTTAATACCGCGCCAAGGGCGTGCGCCTGCTGGTCACCGGCGAAGAAGTCCAGATAGGGAACCGGGATAGTGATGCAGTTCTTCTGCCCGGACATGGACTGGACGATGTCAAATATCTGGCTCATGATCGCCCTCTACTTCCGTGAAATCGCGTTTGAAAATTTGGAGTGGGCTGAAGCACTCGTGTGGGTAGCCAGTCCGCAGATAGATAACGCGCTGCGATTCTGGTTCCCAGCGGATGACCCGGACGGGGATCCCCCGGCGGTCTTTGAACCAACGGTTAATTTCGCCCACTCGTTACGCCCCTTCTCGTTCATTGCCAAAAACGCGCCTACCAGATCGCGAGCAGGCTGGTAGTTGTTGCTACCGTCAGCTGCAGGTAATCTCTGCACATAGTCGAACGGGGAGTTACCCACCAGCGGCAGGCATCTAAATTGCGTTGCTGGCCTGTATCGGCTTACAATGTTCATGCGTTAGTTTCGCCACGAAGCAAAAAACGCCACGACGCCCGGAGCTGCACACTCGCGGGCGTCACTTATTTTTGCGACCAAACAGCGCGACAATCGCGCGGATCTCTTCCTCACGCGCAGCCAGGTGGCGGCGGTGATGTGACAAAATTTCTTCAGCTTCATGTTGTTCAATCACTCCATCTTCCAGCGCCTGCTCAATGATCTGGTCAACCTGCCCGCGTGCGGCAGCTGTGCGCATAGCCCGGCTGAAAAGGTCTACGCGGTCGAGATCATCCAGGTGCGGAATATCCACCAGCAGCGCCCCGCGGCGTTTCGCAAAGTAATCCGCCACGAGAGACGTGTTTGAAAGGTCTTCCATCGCCTCCAGCTCAGTCACTTCGAAGAAACGGCAGCCGTTCTTTTCGTAGAGGTTGTTGTTGAACTGGGTGATCGTCATACCCAGCGCGCCGGCCATTGCCTCACGTCCACCGGGAAGCGCTTTGCACATCGCTTTCACTACTTGTTTGAGACTTTGCTCTACCATCTTGATTTCTCCTTGGTAGTTACGGTTAAGCAGCTTTTTCGTTACGCTTCTGGTAAAGCGAAGCGTTAAATTTAAGCTTCCCGTTGGTACGAGCTGCTGCTTCTGCTGCCCGGCCCTTAGGGATTAGCTGTCCAGGGCGGGTGCGCCACTGGTAAAAGGCCTCTGGTGATACTCCAAAAAACTCAGCAGCCTTGTTTGGCGAGCCAAAGTACTGCTCAAGATCAGTCGTAGTCATAACGTCCTCCTAAGAATATTTAGATAATATTATCTAATTTTTTTTAGGTCAATAAAAACTAAGATAACTTAGGTTTCATTAATGAAGGTTTGAATCGTGGGAACACTAGGCACGCGCTTAAGGACGTTAAGGAAGCAGAGAAAGCTAACCCAAGGTCAGCTCGGTAAGGCGCTTGGCGTCTCTGACGTTACTGTGGGTTATTGGGAAAGGGATTTGAACGTGCCGGGTGGCAAGTCGCTAACGAAGCTGGCGCAGTATCTCGGAGTCACTGAAGGCTTCCTCTTGTACGGTCACGAGGAAGAAGCTAATGTGGGTCCAGCGCCAGTGACCGCGCAGCAAATCCCGATCATCAGTTATGTTCAGGCCGGGGCATGGTCGCCAGAGTGTGACGCCAGAAACCTTGATGGAACGATAGATTATATTTTGACGTCTGAATTTCACTCGTATTCAACCTTTGCCCTTAAGGTCAAAGGCAAATCTATGGAGCCTGATTTCGTTGAAGGCGATGTCATTATTGTCGATCCAGAATTACACCCAGGCCCTGGTGATTATGTTGTTGCTAAGAACGGCAGCGATGAAGCTACGTTTAAGAAATACCGTGCCAGAGGGGTTAGCGAAAGCGGAGAAGAAATCTTCGAGCTTGTCCCTCTCAACGAAGACTATGCAGTCCGTAATTCCGCAAATGAAAAAATTCGCATTGTCGGAGTAGTTGTCGAACACCGCCGTATGATGCGCCGCACTAAGTAAACACTCCCTTCCCATTAGAGAATCTAAATTTATTTAGGTTTTCTACTTGACCTTTAATCTAAGTTATTTTAGATTTTCATCATCAACAGCGAACAGGCAGGACGCCCACGCAGTAGCCGCCCCAGGCGTATGAAGATGGGGATGATTCGCCAGAACCAGAATGCGGGAGTGTTTATGTGCAAGCCAGAACCAAAGATCGCAGCTAATGGACTTACCAATGAAGAGGTTTATCAATGGATGCGGCAAAAAATTGCCGCGGTAAGCCAGCTTAAAGAGGCGCTTGCTGAACGTGAAGACATGCTGCAAGCGCTTAAAAGGCTAGACGACAAGATTGCTCTTCTCAGCTCTAAAAGTGCTGTTGAATTTTCTGATAAAGAGTCGGGTCCCATTCCGAGTCGATAGTGTCATCGAAATGGAATTCATCGTAACGATTCAGGAACCCGTTGAAATAGTCGGATATTTCGTTATCGAAGGATTTGTAATTTAAATCCTCATGCAGGGAAAGAAATACCTCGGCCAGCGATAGCGCCTTTATCTCGCTAATTGGCCAATTGTATTTCATAAGGATTCTGTGAAAAAAGGCCTGCTTTCCGGGGAGTTTAGAGAACGCCGTTTCGTGTATTTCCCGGTGCTTTATTAAAAGCAGATCAAGGATGGTTATGTGTGCAGCGCGATAGTAAACCCGGCATCGATCTTCGTAATCGACAGCACTATTTATGTTTATGCCTCGTACCGAGGCGACATGCTCTTTATGGAGCGCGAAGAGCTGATAGGCAATTTGAGTGTCCATGTTATATCCGTCTTGGCTGAGTGAGATCTCCAAGATACCACCGAGCCTGATGTGGTGAAAAGACAGGCAGATCATAGTTTAAAGACGCAATAGTCAGGTTGCTATCAGTTGCCTGACCACTGCGAAGGATACGCAAAGCTGTGCTGTTACATTGGCGGCGCCAGAGTTAACCCAAGAAGCCGCTGGCGCCGCACTTTTTTTACGCAACACACGAGAGCATCACCGGGCGACGGGCTCATAACCCAATCCATCCGGGCGGCTGGTAACCGCAGGTGCTCTCCTGTGTTGTGTGGAGAACCTAACCGGCGGTCATGCCGCCCGCTTCATTAAGCGCCTGTGCAGGGCGCTTATTAAAGCGAAGCCCATTTTATCTATCGCCTTCGGGCGAGGGATTCGTGCAATCAAAATTCAGGCGCGGTGCAGCGCGTAATATGGAGAACAACCACAAATGAGCTTTATCCAGACAGCATCCGGTAAGCACTTCGATTACCTCAACGCCTCCACTGACGACGTAGTGATCGAGGATATCGCAACCGCTCTTTCAAATATCTGCCGCTTTGCCGGCCACCTGCCGGAGTTCTACAGCGTGGCGCAGCACTCCGTTCTATGCAGCCAGATCGTCCCGCATGAATTCGCCTTTGAAGCACTACTGCACGATGCAGCTGAAGCGTATTGCCAGGACATGCCCGCCGCGCTTAAAGCACTGCTACCGGACTACCGCCGCATCGAGACGATGGTTGATGACCTGATCCGTTGCAAGTTCGGCCTGTCGCTTCACCAGTCGCCTGCCGTCAAATATGCCGACCTAATCATGCTGGCGACCGAGCGCCGGGATCTGGAGATCGACGACGGCACGCCCTGGCCGATTCTTGCCGGGGTGCCTGAGTCCGACATCATCCAGATCATCCCCCTCCGCCCGGGCCAGGCTTACGGCCTGTTCATGAACCGCTATAACGAACTGCTGGAGACCCGCTAATGAAAGAGCAACTGGCTAACATGACCATCATCGAGCTGGTCAAAAAGTCGCATGAAGCCGCCAGCCAACCGCTGGATTACTATGTAACGCCGGTAATTATTACGGAGCTGGCCTCCAGGCTGGAGGCTCTCAATCTGGCTTATATCGGAGCCATGAACAACCTGCGCAGTGCCACCAGCACTATCGACAAGATGGGTACCGAAGGCGCTTACCTTCTCAACGGTGCAGCCGCCGAGCTGAACGGTTCATGGATACGTCACAAAACGGTGCTGGGTGCGCAGGCTGCGCTGCTGTGCATCATGCAGGGTGATATCCGCGGCGCCCGGGAATGGCTGGAAGGCACTGTCGATGAGGTGGGCGCTGATATGCCTGACGATATGACAGTCGCCGGGCTACAGGCGTGGTTTGACAGCCAGATGGTTGCGGTTGACGGAAAGTCCGGTTTCCTAACCCGCCGGCAGGCCGAGGATGCTATCCGCGCGCGCATACCCGCCACGGACGCCTGGCAGCGCGAGCAGATGGCGCAGGCGCACAAAGAAGGCGCTTACTTCGTGGCAAACAGAATGCTAGCAGCGTGGGAGGCTGGTTTCATTGAGGATACAGCAAAGAACGCCGCCGATATTGCTCGCATGATCCTCACGTCTACAGAGTTCATGGCTGACGCCCCAGAGGGTGATTTTGACCGGTCATTCGCAGATGGTGTGTTGGAAGATATCGCTGCCCAGCTGCGCAACGGGGAGGCTGTATGAAAGAGCGTGGCATGATTTTCAATGGCGAAATGGTGCGAGCCATCCTCGACGGCAGGAAGACGCAGACGCGACGGATCATAAAGGACTGCTCTGTCGGAAGAGATCCAATTTCAAAATTCATTCAGATCGGGAAGAAATTTATCGGCTGTTACCCCGAAGATGTGCCTGAACTAATCAGGGAATGCTGCCCGTTCGGTGCCGTTGGCGATCGCATCTGGGTGCGGGAGACCTGGGCTGACGTAAATCATGATGGCTGTCCCGCTGTGGCCTACAGAGCTGACGGTGAAGTCCGAGACCTTCATGAAGATGATGGCGATGAGGATGATCCACGCCTTGAAAAATACTGGTTTGCAGCCTGGTATCCAGACCTTATTAGCGGAACCGAAGGCAAATGGACGCCCAGCATCCACATGCCGCGCTGGGCGTCACGTATCACGCTGGAGATTACCGACGTGCGCGTTGAGCGTCTGAACGGCATCAGCGATGAAAATGCTCGCGCAGAGGGATGTGCTGGAGGGCATGATTCAATACCCGACTATCACTACAGCGCTACACCCCACGAGCATTTTCGACATGTATGGACGTCCATCTATGGCGAGGAAGGTTGGTCGTCAGCCTGGGTATGGGTGATCGAGTTTAAGCGGGTGGAGGCGGAGGCTGTATGAGCGACAAATACGCAGCGCTGAGAGCAGCGGCTGAGAAGGCACAGCTCGAATCCAAGGATGAGTGGGGTTATGACACTGACGCATTCCACGATGAGGCCAACCCCGCAACCATCCTCGAACTGCTGGCAGAGCGTGATGCTGATAGAGCGCGGATAGCTGAGCTGGAGGCTCGAGTTGCTTCACCTGCCGCTACCGATGTGCTTGCAGAGCGCCAGCGGCAAGTTAACGTTGAGGGATGGACTTCATCACATGATGACCTCCACGATAATAACGAAATGGCGTTTGCTGCGTCCTGTTACGCGTTCCATGCCGCATCAGCATCGTGGGATCTTGAAGATGACGACTTCCCCTACGATTGGCATCGAGTACCAAAACAATGGCCGTGGGATCCGGAGTGGTGGAAACCTAAGTCACCTCGCCGTGACCTCGTTAAGGCCGGTGCTCTTATCCTGGCAGAAATTGAACGTATCGACCGCGCAGATGGCATCAGCCTGAAGATTGAGGGGGAGTGATGGCTACCTACAAAGTTGTTGTTGAGGCACCAGGATTTCAGGAAACGCATGAGTTTGATGCTGAGTCGCTGAAAGAGGCCGAGGAAATGGGCAAAGATATTTTCTTTGATATCTGCAATTACGGCGTATCGCCTGTGGATGAGGACTAACCCATGAGCGAATTCGACAGCAAAGCTTTAGCCTCTGCACGTGAGGTAATAGCGCTGACCAGGCAGGAGCACATCGGCGGCGACGCCCAGATGATCGCAAAAATCCAGCTGCTGTTTGTGGATGCGATGAAGTATGCCGCGCCTCAGTCGTTCGGTAATTCCGAACAACTGCCTGAACATGTGGCCGATGTTGTTACCTGGCGTAAAGAAGGACAAGAGCGCATCTGTGATATCCGCTGGCGGCGTTTTGATGTAGCGCCAGGCCCCCTTTTCACCCAGCCTCTACCGCCCGGTGTACCGGATGGTTACTGCATCATGCCGTTGAAGCTGACAGCAGCGAACGGCGCAAAGGCGGCGCTGTCCGGAGAGTTTCACGTTAACCATCACATTGTTTGTGAAGAGTGTGCAGGTGAAGGGTGTGAAAGCTGTAACGAGGAAGGAGGCTGGGAGGGCGAGATCCCCATTGGTTGGGATACCATCAAACGTATTCATGAGGCGGCCGTAGAAACATGCGCGCTGCCAAAAAGCGATAATATAGGTTAACGCCCGGGTGCAGCCGGGCTACTGGAGAAAACTATGCTGAACCTCGATTGTGTTCCGATCTCGACTTATTGCAAAGAAACCGGAGAAACACTGGAGGCCATCAACAAACGGGTACAACGTGGCGTTTGGTTTGAGGGTGTTCAGGTGCTGAAAGTGGAAGGCGTTAAGGAAAGATGGATTGATCTTAGTGAGGTTGCAAGATGGGCAAGACAGAACCGCCAAAATACCCGCGCGGCGTAACCGTACGGAAGCACAGCCAGGGTGAAACAATTAATATTACGTTCACCTATAAAGGGGTGAAATGCCGGGAGCCCCTTTCTAATCTTGAAGTGAATAATAAAAACCTGAAATACGCCGAGCGGACCCTCGGCGAAATTCATAATAAAATTGAGCGTGGCACTTTCGTGTATGCGGAGTACTTCCCGCGATCATCTCGTCTAAAGATGTTCGGGAATGCAGCTGCTGGCAAGACGGTAAAAAAATACCTTGATGAGTACATCGATATCTGTGAGACGCGCCAGTTGTCGCCGTCCACGATCGGCGGTTATAAAAAATGCCGTAGTGCGCTGGCAGCCCTGCATTCATTTCCGGCCAGTGAGCTTACACCAGCAGCAATGAAGGCATGGATCCAGAGCCAGACGACAACCCTGAAAACAATTCGTAATCAGCTCTCTTATCTTCGTTCAGCGCTGGATGAGGCCGTTACCGATGGCGTATTGCAGATCAACCCCGTTTCACTGGTGAAGGCGTCACGGTACCAGAGCAAAAAAACAGATAAAGACGATGATTATATTGTTGACCCGTTCGCGCCCGAAGAGGTCAGCGCTATTTATCAGAGCGCTAAATATGAAGAGTGGCTGAACACCTTCCGGTTCGAGTTCAATACCGGCGTTCGCCCTTCAGAGTTATGTGCGCTTGGCTGGGCTGATATCGACTTCATCGGGAAAACGGCTCACGTACAGAACGCCAGTGTAGTGGGAGTGATCAAGGAAACAAAAACCAAAGCCGGCACACGAAAAATAGAACTGAATGACGAGGCGCTGAACGCATTACTGGCTCAGAAAAAGTTTACCTTCATGAATAGTCCTTATGTGTTTTGCGATCCTAAAACAGGGAAGCCCTGGGCTAATGCGGACGCCATCCGAAAAAAAGCCTGGGTGCCGACGCTCAAGAAGGCTGGCGTCAGATACCGTAATCCGTACCAGACTCGTCATACATTCGCAACGCGGCACATCAGCCAGGGAGCGAACCTGTTCTGGCTGGCCGGACAGATGGGCCACAAAGGGCCAGAGATGTTATTCAGGCACTACGGATCGTACCTGAAGGAGTACGACGGTAAAACGGAGAACAGACCTAAACAGGTCAGCGGAAGGACGTGAAAGGAGCCGTGAAGGAGCCGCGCGGATTTTATCGGTAAAATTGTTACATTAAAACAAAAGCATGGAGAAAAACGGACACGGGTTCAACTCCCGCCAGCTCCACCAAAATCCTTTGTTGATGGTCACCAGAGCCTGAGACGAAGTCCTAAAAGCCCGTAAGGCGTAAGCCTGGCGGGCTTTTTTGTGCCTGTAATCGCCTAGTGAAAATTGCTGAAAACTACGAGTTATGGCACCCCGCATGGT